TAGTTGACCACTTGCTAAATTTTTAAATACAACAGCCTCACCGCTACCATTTAGGTCTAACCTAACATCTCCACCTACACCAACATATAATGCTGTGTATGGAGAGCCAGTTACATCGGCAGAGTCACTAGGTGTAATTGCTACTGCTGTGTCATATAATAATTGATTTAAACTTTCTTGAACAGAATATTTGTGTATTTTTGCCATAATTCCCTTCCTTCTCTAAGGCTTATGTAGCCGTGAATGAGACTGTATTGGGGGCAGAAAACCACCCCCAACATCAGTATGTTATTGATTAGTCTACGTTTCTAATTTTCAAGCCACGCTTATTGTCTGTATCGTCAATACGCTTAACTCCGTAAATTAAGTCCGCAACCACTTTTGTACCTAAAGCGTCTATCGAGTATTCTGACTGAACTCTGACTTCTTGCTGAACAGCAATTGCACAGGCAGATTTATGAAAAAATACTCCACTTTCAGTATTTGAATCTCCTCCAGTTCCTAGAGCATTGCTCATAAAAACTTGGATTCCATAAAGTGAACCAACATTTCCAGTTCTAAGACCAGAACCTTCTCCACTAGCATCGTTTCTCATAAAGTAAGATGCCAAACCTGCGGATGGATTTAAAATATCAGCCATCATAGTTGGATTAACTACCAAAGCTACTTCACCATCCATATAAGGTATATCGTTCTCACCTAGAGTTGCTAAACACTCTTCAAACTTCGCAACTGACATAGTATCATCTGCGCTTAAGTTAACAGTATCTTCTAAGTCATCTAACTCAGCTACAATATCAGCATCTACTTGACGAGCAAGAGCCTCACCCATCATCCTAGCATACTTTTCCATCAAATCAGCTTCACTCTGAATTTGAGCTATATCCTCAAATAATTTAGCGACATATTTGTGTTTATTAATTGATAGTTGAGTTTCAGTTGTTGCTGTTGCATCGTAAGAAACATCAGCACCTGCATTTTTATCACTTGCAGATACTAAGCTAATTTCTGGTATATGAAGAGTATCTCCATAACCTTTCCCAGTCATTAAAGCTGAGTAGTCATCTATCAAGCCACGAAAAACACTTTTTCTTTCAAAGTATTTATAAATACCATCTGCCCAAATTTCTGGGATAAAATGCTGATCAGTACTTGTAGTTGTTGCATCTCCTTGATAATGCTTTGACATATATTTTACCTCTTATATGAATCTAATACCAACTGCCAATTCTTTCTCCTACTTGCTGAATCCATTTTAGTCCAATCACCAACTCTTTCAGTTGGAACTGTTCCCTTCCTATCTGGAGGGTTTACTTTTTCAGACTGAGTAAATTCATCAACAATATCCAAAAGAATATCAGTTTCGATATTAGCAAATTTTTCTCGTTTATTTTCAGGAATTCTAGATAGTAAACCTTCTCTTACTTTAGCATCCATAGTCTGCCATTTTTCTTTATAAGGCTTATAGCTTTCTATCTCCTTTGAAAGTTCAGAGTTTAGCTCTTGCCACTTCTCTTCTTCTTGGAGTTTCTGCTTTCTAGACTCTTCCTCTTTTGTTTTAAATGATTCAAGTTCAGCTCTGAGAGTATTTCTTTCAGAAATAACCTCATTTAATCTTGAAATAGGTACATTGTTTTCGTCTTTAGTGACGGATTCCTGTTTTACATCTGTTTCGATGACTTTTTCTTCTGACATTTTTACCTCTTAAGTGAGTTAATAAATATGCAAGAATATACTTGCATTAAAGTTATGCTATAATGTAAGTTAGTAAAGTAATCTAATGCAAGAAAAAAATTACGAATTTAAAAAAAAGTGGTTTGAATATTTAGGTTACAAACCACATAATGGTCAAATTCCATTACACTATCCTAAAAACTATGATGCTAGATTTCAAGTCGTTGTATGTGGCAGAAGATTTGGCAAAACTTGGGCGAGTGCTATGGAGGCTACATATGTAGCATCTCAACCCAATAAAAGAATTTGGGTTGTTGGAATGTCTTATAAAAAAGCAAGATTGATATTCCGAGAGATTTGGCAAAGAATGGTTGTAGGTCATATGGAGGATGTTGACAAAGCATCTGAAAAAGATATGTACATCAGATTTAAATGGGGTACAATCGTAGAAGGAATGTCAGCAGATAATCCATCAAGTCTTGTGGGGGAAGGACTTGACTTACTTGTTATTGATGAGGTTGCCAAGATGAATAAAAAGATTTGGGATATGTATTTATCACCAACTGTAGCAGGTAGAAAAGGAAAGGTTATTTTTATTACAACTCCAGAAGGAAGAAATTGGATATACGATTTATTTAAATTGTCAGACAAAGATCCACTTTGGGAAAGCCATACTTCACCATCGTGGGTAAATCAATATGAGTTTCCATTGGGCATTGAAGACCCTGCAATTGTAGAAAGAAAAAGAAATATGTCAAAAGAACTTTTTGGGCAAGAATTTGGTGCTGAGTTTTCAGTATTTGAAGGTAAAGTTTGGAATTTTAACAGAGAGTTAGATACTGGCAGTTTTCCATACGATCCAAATCTACCAACATACTGCTCTATAGACTTTGGATACAGACAACCTGCTGTTTTGTTCTTGCAAACATTTTGGGATAATGACTTAGAGCATATAAGAATATTTGATACAATCTTACATAAACAAAATATAAAGACAGAAGATTTAATCAAGATGATTAAAACAAAAGGCTATCCGATAGTTTCGTATTATGGTGACCCTGCAGGTTCTAATGTTCAAGGACAAACTGGTGCAGGTGATATGGAAATATTTAGAAGAAGTGGAATAAGGATTCTTTCCACTAGGGATAGAGTGAGTAGAAATATTGTCAATAGCGTTGCGTATACAAGAGGATTTTTTGAAACTGCCGATGGAGTTAGAAGAGTCCACATTGACAAAAAATGCACAGACATAATAGAAGATTTTGAAGAGTATAGATACCCAGAAACAGAAGATGGAAAGCCAATAAAAGAAGAACCAATTAAAGATGGATACCACGATCACGGGAATGATTGTTTTAGGTATTTTATTATTAATAGGTTTCCAATGAAAAATCAAGAAATGAAAAGGATCAAAAGATGATTGAAGATATGATAAAAAGCAACTTAATGGAAACAAAGCTAATGATGTCCTATGAAAGGCGAAAGGAAATAAGAAAGTATTTAAATTACTATTGCGGTATGTCTACGAACCAGTACATACAAGAATACTTTACTGGAGATGCTTTTAATGAAATCCCACCTACGCTAACTAACTTTACAAAAAAATTCATAAATAAAATTAGCAGAATTTATACATTGGGTGCAAAAAGAAATGTTGGCAATCAAACAGAGCAATATGAGTCTTTAATTCAATCTAAAGATGTTAGAATGAAACACTCTGAAAGAATGACAAGACTTTTAGGCACAGTAGCAAACAGAGTCTACTGGATGGATGGTGTATTTGATTACAGACCAATTTACTACTTTGAAGTTTACTTTGATGACAACCCATTCAAGCCAACCTCTATTGTTTATCCACTTTTAAACAGTACGGCTGATTTATCAAACACAGATATTTTACAATGGGAATTTTGGGATACTGAAAAATATGGTGTAATGAATGAAGAAGGAAAAATTGTAAGTGAGTTTGAAAACCCGTATGGGATTATTCCCTTTGTTTTTACACACAGAGAAGATCAAATAGATTCATTTTTTGTTGAGGGTGCTACTGATATTGTAAATTGCAACGAGCAAGTAAACATTGCCTTAACAGAACTTAACTTGGGAATGAGATTTAATATGTTTGGTCAGCCGTGGGTTAACGGAATAAGATCAGATCAGAGTTTACTTAGAGCAGGTTCAAATACAATTTTAGATATGGGTGAAGAAGGTGTTTATAACATTACCAGTCCACAAGGAAATATTGTTGAGGCTATTGAAAATATTAAATTTCAAATGGAACTGGTAGCACTTAATAATCATCTTTTTATTCAATTTGCAGAATCTGGAGGTGAAGTGCCAAGTGGAATTTCATTGATGATCAAAGACCTCGACAGGAAAGAAGATTATTATGACGATATAGCTTTGTGGAGAATGTATGAGAAAGATTTTTATGATGTAGAAAAGTCAATTGCAAGCTATAATGGAATATCATTACCCGATGAATTTGGTGTTGATTTTTATGAAGTCGAATACCCTAAGACTGTTCAAGACCAAATACTTAAAGATGATTTTGATATTAAAAATAATTTAATTACAAGAGCTAAAATAATGATTCGTGATAACAAAGACTTATCACTAGAGCAGGCTCAGTTAATTATAGATGAAAACAGGAATGTAAATGAGCAAGAAAATAGCGACTCAATCTTTGATAGATTCCGTGAGCAAGCTAGACAAGATCAATAATGTTGAGTTTGAAATTGATGGTAAGCTAAAAAATATTATTAAAGATCCAATAAAGTGGGGCGAAAAACAAGTTGAGCGTGCCATATCAGAAAACATAGATAGATATTTAGAATCTAAAAAACTAGGTAAGGAGTTTTGGAGTGAAATTAAAAATATCAGCTAACTTTGACTTTGGCAAACTAAATAACGATTTAGATAATTTAACTAAAAAATATACATCAAGTTATTCTTCAGAATCAGCAAAGGCATCAAAAGCAAAGATCGATAAAGGCTTAGAACCTCTTAAAGATTCAACAAAAGAAATTAGAAAAATTAATGGTGTATCTGGAACTAAACCTTTAAAGGCTAGTGGTAGACTATATAATAGCATTAGAAATGATAAAGGTAAACTAAAAATGCTTAAATATGGGTTTTATCACGATGAGGGATTTACACCCAAATACAAACCTTTAGTTGTCAATGGTAAAATTGCTAAGTTTAAAAACAAACCAAAATTTGTTAAAAATGTTTCTGGAAAAGGCGGTAGTGTTGTAAGTGTACCTGCTAGAAAATTTATCACTACAACAGTAAAAAACAAAAAAGAAATCGATAAAAAATTTGTTGACGATGTAAATAAATCAATGAAGAAGTAAGTAATCTATTGTATAAAACACTTAAAAAGAGGTAACTTATGGCAAATGGAAAGGAAAAACTAGATGGAAGAGATAGACAAATCCTTAATCGTGTTACTTCTGGAATGTCTTTCGACATACGAGTCTTATCTGAAAGAATTAAACAAGAAATTCAAAGACTTAGACGAAGTGGTCTTGATGAACAACAGATTATTGGGGTTCTTAGCAGAGACTTTGAGTCCAAAGGTAGAATCTTCGGTGAGTTCCAAAATGCCGTTAAACGAGGACTTATTGGAGGAATTAATCAAGCATTCCGCAGAACTGGAAAAATGGGGCAAAGCCTAAAGTGGATTTCCGTATCTAAAAATGTTTGTCCAGATTGCAAAGAAAGAGCAGGTGAAGTTGACACCTATGAGAACTGGGTTGCAAGAGGTTTACCTGCAAGTGGTTGGAGTTTATGCAAAGAGTACTGTTACTGTCAGTTGATGCCAGAGTCTCTAGACATAGATGAAAACATAACCATATGAAAAAATACAAAATATTGAATTGCGTATGTATGGATTGTCTGTGGGTTTGGCAGGTGTTGGAAACCAAACCATCGGATGAACAAGAATGCCCAGAATGTAAATCTTTCAACGTTAAGACCTATTTAAAATTGCCTAAAG